TCCGCGACATTTACGGCATTGTCAAGGCAGACGGAACACGGCAGTTTACCACAGCCTATATCGAAATTCCCAAGAAGATGGGCAAGTCAGAGCTTGCGGCGGCTGTTGCGCTCAAGCAGCTCTGCGCTGATGGGGAGCAACGCGCCGAGGTGTACGGATGTGCGGCTGATAGAAATCAGGCAAGCATTGTTTACGATGTGGCGAACGACATGGTTCAGCTCTGCCCTGCGCTTGCCAAGCGGATAAAAATCCGCAAGGCAAACAAGCTGATGACATACATTCCCACCAATTCACGGTATCAGGTTCTGTCTGCTGACGCGGGAACCAAACACGGTTTCAATATCAGCGGCGTCGTGTTTGACGAGCTGCACACGCAGCCAAACAGAAAGCTATACGACGTTATGACCAAAGGCAGCGGCGACGCGAGAACGCAGCCGCTATATTTTTTGATCACCACGGCAGGTGACAACACTCACTCTATTTGCTACGAGGTTCATCAAAAGGCAAAAGACATTCTAAACGGCAAGAAGATCGACCCGACGTTTTATCCTGTTATTTTCGGCGCGGATGAAGAGGACGACTGGACAAATCCAAAGACATGGTTCAAGGCAAATCCTTCGCTCGGAGTGACCGTGGATATATCCAAAGTTGAGGCGGCGTGCAATTCCGCACAGCAAGACCCGACGGAAGAAAACGCCTTTCGGCAGCTTCGTTTGAACCAGTGGGTAAAACAAACCGTCCGCTGGATGCCAATGAAGAAGTGGGAGGCGTGCGCATTCCCTGTTGACGCGAAGGAGCTGGAAGGACGCGTATGCTACGGCGGTCTTGACCTTTCTTCATCGGGTGACATAACGGCGTTCGCATTAGTGTTCCCACCGATCAGCGACGGCGACAAGTATATGGTGCTGCCGTTCTTCTGGATCCCCGAAGAAAACATGGAACTGCGCGTCAAGCGCGATCATGTGCCTTATGATTTGTGGCACCGTCAGGGATTGCTTGAAACGACCGAGGGCAACGTGATCCACTACGGGTACATAGAACATTTTATTGAGGAGCTGGGCAAGGTTTACAACATCCGCGAAATAGCGTTTGACCGATGGGGTGCAACCGAAACAACACAGATTCTTGAGGGAATGGGATTCACAGTCGTTCGATTTGGTCAAGGCTTCAAAGACATGAGCCCGCCGACAAAGGCGTTGATGGATATTGTCAAAGAACAGCGCATTGCGCACGGAGGCAATCCTGTATTGCACTGGATGATGGACAACGTGGTGGTCAAAAAGGATCCTGCGGGCAATATTAAGCCCGACAAAGAGAAATCAAGTGAGAAAATTGACGGCGTGGTTGCCATGATCATGGCATTATCACGCGCAATGCTGAAAGGAAATGACGACGGTTCTTCTGTCTACGATGACAGAGGAATCGTTTTTATTTGAGGTGAAATGAAATGAACAATCAATCATACCCGAGGACGCGGGACAAGCCCCGTGTGGATACGACGCAGCTGGAGGCAGCTTTGCGGCAGATCAGAGGCGCAACAACGCATATCAATCCGCAAAACCTGGGCAGCGGCGCGTTGTGCTTTCCCGGTCGGTCAACTGCGGGGAAATTCGTCACAGAGCAATCATCCATGCAAATCGCGGCGGTTTATGCGTGCGTGAGGATCCTCGCAGAAAGTGTGGCGGGATTGCCCCTACACTTATACCGTTACAGAGACGGGAGAAAGGAAAAAGCCTTTGACAATCCCATGTACAAGCTCCTGCACGACGAACCGAACCCCGAAATGTCGTCATATACCTTCCGCGAAACCATGATGGCGCATTTGCTGTTGTCCGGCAACGCCTACGCGCAGAAAATCCGCAACGGCAAAGGCGAGCTGATTGCATTATATCCGCTCATGCCGAACCGCATGACGGTTTACCGCAACGAGCGCGGGCAAATCGAGTATTTGTATGCGCGGTCAGAGGAGGATGCAAAGGCAGGCAATTCGACGATCAGGCTGAGTGCGGACAGTGTTTTTCACATCCCGGGGCTTGGCTTTAACGGTTTGGTAGGATTTTCCCCTATTGACATGGCGAAAAACGCCGTCGGCGCGGCTATGGCGGTGGAGGAATACGGCGCGAAGTTTTTTGCAAACGGTGCCGCTCCTTCGGGTGTGCTGGAGCACCCTGGTACGCTGAAAGACCCCGAAAAGCTGCGCCAAACGTGGAACGCCGCGTTCGGCGGCAGTGCAAACGCAAACAAAACTGCAGTTTTGGAGGAAGGGCTGAAATATCATCCTATTTCTATTTCGCCCGAACAGGCGCAGTTCTTGGAAACGCGCAAGTTTCAGCTGAACGAGATTGCCCGCATTTTCCGCATTCCGCCTCACATGATAGGCGATCTGGAAAAGTCGTCCTTCTCCAACATCGAGCAGCAGTCCCTTGAATTTGTGATGTACACGCTCAACAGCTGGCTCACGCGCTGGGAGCAGGCTATGCACCGTTCCCTGCTGGTGGGCGGCGAAAAGGACGAGTATTTCTGGAAATTCAACGTCGACGGGCTGCTGCGCGGCGACTATAAGAGCCGCATGGAAGGTTACGCCATCGGCAGACAAAACGGATGGATGTCCGCGAACGATATTCATCGGTTAGAGGATATGGATTTGATTCCTGCCGATGATGGCGGCGACATGTATCTGGTCAACGGAAACATGATGCCGCTGCAAGCTGCGGGAGAGTATTACAAGGCGAAAGGAGGACAAGCATGAAGAAATTTTGGAACTGGAAAAGCGTACAGGACAGCGACAATCGCATTCTGGAACTGAACGGGACCATTGCCGAGGAAAGCTGGCTGGATGATGATATCACGCCCGAGGAGTTCAGGAGCGAGTTGGAACGCGGGCGCGGCAATATTACCGTCCTGATCAATTCGCCCGGCGGTGACTGCGTGGCGGCGAGCCGCATTTATGCCATGTTGAAGGACTACGACGGAGAGGTGACGGTCAGGATTGACGGACTGGCAGCGTCTGCGGCGTCCGTCATCGCAATGGCGGGCGATACCGTGCAGATGGCGCCCGCCGCGTTAATGATGATTCACAATCCGTCCACCGTTGCATGGGGCGATCATGTGGACATGGAACGGGCTGTCGGTATGTTGAACGAAGTCAAAGAATCCATCATAAATGCCTACGAACTGCGCACGGGCTTATCGCGCACGGTTTTGTCACACATGATGGACGACGAAACGTGGATGAACGCAAAAAAAGCCGTCGAGATGGGTTTTGCCGATGAAATGCTCGGCGAATCAGAAGATGAGGCATATGTTTTCGCGGTATCATCCGTGGCAAGAAATTTTACCAATAAGATTTCCGCGAAAGCGCGAAAAAAAGACAGCAGCGCCAAAGTCAGCGACTTAATGGCGAAGATGATTGAAAAAATGTTGAAATATTAAGGAGGAAAAAATTATGGCACTGACACTGAGCGAAATCAAAAAGAAAAGAGCAGAGCACTGGAAAGTTGTGACGAACTTTTTTGACACTCACGTGCGCGATGACGGCACTCTGAACGCCGACGACACCGCGACCTATGAAAACCTTAACGCCAAAATGGATGAGTTTAACGCCGCGTTAGAACGCGCTGAAAACCGGCTGGAGATGGAGGCGAAGCTGAACAAACCCGACAGTGAGCCTCTCGTTGACGGCTTTGGCGGCGCGGACAAGACCGGCAGAGCGTCGGACGAGTATAACGCAAACTTTACGGCGTACATCCGCAGCAGAGGCGCGAAGAACGTGTTGCAGGAGGGCGTGTCCGCTGACGGCGGTTATCTCGTACCCACCGAGTTTGAGCGCGTTCTTTACAGGGTACGCGACAGCATTGACCCCATTTTCTCTCTGGCGGGCAGAATCTCCCTCGGCTCCCTCGAGAAGGTTGTCCCCTACGTCGCCTCTGAGGGCGCGGCGGCTCTGGTAGCGGAGAACGCTGCATTCCCCGTTACCAACGACCAGTTTGGCAGCGTTCTGTTCCACGCCTACAAATTCGGCAGAATCGTGCTGGCGTCCGACGAACTGATTGCCGACGCCGCGTTCGACATTTACACCTACGCCGCTGAGAGCCTCGGTCGTTCCATGGGCAAGGGTCAGGCACCCTATATGTGGACGGGCACGGGCACGAATCAGCCGCAGGGCGTTCTGACTGCTGCAGGTGTAGGCGTTACCGCTGCCGCGACAGGTGCCGTGACCGCCGATGAAATTATCGACCTGTATTACTCGCTCAAGGACGAGTACAGAAATTCGGCAACATGGGCGATGCACAACAGCACCGTCAAGGCGATCCGTAAGCTGAAGCTCACGGGCACGGGCGAATATCTGTGGTCTCCCGGTCTGGGCACCGCTCCCGACACTATTCTCGGCAGGCCGCTTGTAACTTCGCCCAACATCCCCGAAATGGCAGCAAGCGCCAAGGCTGTTGCGTTCGGCGACTTTGCGGCGGGCTTCAAGATTGCCGACAGACAGGGCTTTGAGTTCAAGATTCTCGCCGAGCGTTATTCCGACCTCGGTCAGATCGGCTTCCGCGGCGCTGCCCGCACTGACAGCAGAGGCGTCCTCGCAAACGAAGCGATCAAAGTCCTGACCATGAAAGCGTCCTGATGAAAGGAGGCGGCAGCGGTGACACTGTTACAAAAGGTCAAAAGGAATTTGATAATTGATTTTGATACCGACGATGAGGACATTTCGCGGTGCATTTCTGCCGCCATTGCCTACGCCGAAGCGTATCAGCATGTCGGCGACGGCTATTACGACGACGCGGACAACTTGCCGCCTCGCACAGAGCAGGCGGTCATTATGTTAGCCTCGCACTATTACGAATCCCGCGACGGCAGCACGGGCGGATTCTTTTCCGACTCCGTGCCCGCCTCCGAGAACGTGCAGCGGACGGTTGACACCATTTTGCGCCTCGACCGCGATTGGAGGGTTTAGCCGTGAGTTTTGGCAAAATGAACCAGTTTGCGGCGATTATCGCCCGCACCATCGGGACGGATTCCGAAGGATTTAAAAGCGAAACCGACACGACGATTGCAAATTTGCGTTGCTACCATGAGGCGCGGCACGGTTCCCGTCACTGGGCAAACCTTGCCGCGTTCTCACAGGCGACCGACCTGTTTGTCATCCGCAAACAATCGTGCCCGACCGTTAAGCGCGGATTTTTTATTCTGCACAAAAACGTCAGATACAAGATTCTGGATATTAAGGACGTCAAAGAGCGCAGAATGTATCTGGAAATCTACGCCGAAAGAGTGGTGAGTATGATTGGCTAATATCACGTTGGAACTGCCCGACGAAATCAGCAAAAAAATTGCTAATTTAGAACGGCGCACCGACGAAATCACCGCCAAGGCACTGGAGGCAGGCGCAAAGGCAGCACTGCCGATTTTCAAAAAAAATCTGAGCGAAGTTGTCGGCAAGGGTACGAAATATCCCAGCCGCTCAACGGGAGAGCTGGAAGAGTCTTTGGGCGTATCCCCCGTAAAAATCGACAAGGACGGAAACGCCAATATCAAACTGGGATTCAGCGACCCGAGAAAGCCGCGATATTCAAAAAGCGAAAAAAAAGCAAACAAGGAACCCACAAACGCACAGCTGGCGAACATTCTGGAAAACGGAAAACACGGTCAGCCGCCGAAACCGTTTATTAAACGTACTCGTCAACAAATCAAAAAACCGTTTGAACAGGCGGTACAAAAGAAATTTGAGGAGGAGGTCAGCAAGCTGTGAATTTATTGACAGATATTCAAACCCTCCTCGCGCCGCTCGGCGTTCCCATCGAAACAGGTTTTTTCACCGACGAAGCACCCGACACCTATTTGGTGGTCGTCCCGATGATAGACAATTTCGATATTTATGCGGACAATTATCCACAGGTTGACGTGCAGGAGGCGCGGATTTCCATCTATTCCAAAAGCAACTACAAGCAACTGAAAAGGCAAATCATCAATATATTTTTGTCCGCCGAGTACACCATCACAGGCAGACAATTCATCGGCTACGAAGCCGACACAGGCTATTACCACTACAACGTGGATGTAGCGAATTATTATGAAACGGAGGATTAAATTATGGCTACAATCGGACTTGATGGTCTGTATTATGCACCCATCACGGAAGCCGCAAACGGAGATGAAACCTACGGCACGCCCGTGAAACTGGCAGGAGCTATTCAGGCAGACCTGAACATCGAAAATTACGACGCGCAGCTTGACGCTGACAATGGCGTTTACGAAAAAATCAAGGAATTTAAAAAAGGCACGCTGTCACTTAAGGTTGCCGAGCTGATTCCCGAAGCCGCTGTTGCTATGCTCGGCGTGACAAAGGACTCCAACGGCGTTATCGTTTCCACCGCTGAGGACATTACCACAGCCGTTGCTGTGGCATATCGTGCGCTCAAATCCAACGGAAAGTACAGGTATTTCTGGCTTTACCGCGTCAAATTCTCTACTCCTTCGACAAATCTGGTGACGAAGGGCGATAACATTACGTTTCAGACGCCTACCATCGAGGGTACCGTCATGCAGCGCCACAAGGCAGACGGTGCAGGCAAGCACCCGTGGAAGGTTGAGGTCACAGAGGGTGAAACGGGCGTAACTGCCGCGACCATCGAGGGATGGACAACGGCGGTTTATGAACCGAGTTATCCTGCGGCACAGAATAACCATTAATGGGGGCACAGCATGAATGAAAGAAGCGCACTGATTACGCTTGACGGCGAGGAGTTTGAGCTTTTGTTTTCTACCAAAGCGGCGAAGGAAATCGACAAGCGCTACGGCGGTCTGGAAAATCTCGGAAAAGCGCTTGAAAATGCTGAGGGGTTCACGCAACGCAGTGATGAGCTAATGTGGCTGACTGCGCTCTTGGCGAACCAGTCAATTATCATTTACAACAAGCGGAACCCGAAAGCGGAAAAGAAATCGTTGGTGACCGAAGATTATTTGGAAGCTATTACAAGCCCTGTTGATTACGCAGACATGAACATGGCAATCATCGAAGCGATAAAGAAAGGCACCCAGCGCAACATCGTTAGCGAGGAAAATCCAAAAAACGTGACAGTCGGGTAGACGGCGATGAGCTGTTTACCCGACTGCTTTACTTTGGACTTGCGCACCTCCACCTCTCGCAGACGGAGGTGTGGCTGATGCCGTTCGGTGAGCTGCTCGATTTGATAGAATGCCACAAGCAGTATCACGACATAGCAAAACCCAAGCGTGAGCTGACAATAGACGATATTATCCCGTGCGGAATATAAGGAGGTGAGTTAATTGTCTGACCCGATTGGTATCAAATTAGGCGTCCAAGGCGAAAAGGATTTTAAAAAAGCACTAACGGAAATCAACCAGAGTTTCAAGGTGCTGGGCTCGGAGATGAAACTCGTAGCTTCGCAGTTTGATAAAAACGACAATTCCGTTGAAGCTCTGACAGCCCGAAACGAAACGCTCAACAAGCAAATTGACGCGCAAAAAGACAAAATCGGCGTGTTGAAATCTGCGTTGGAAAATGCGGCAAATTCTTTCGGCGAAACCGATAAGCGCACGCAGGCGTGGCAAATCAAGCTGAATAATGCCGAAGCCGCGCTGAATAGCATGGAGCGTGAGCTGAAAGCGAACAATTCACAGTTGGAAAAGGCCCAAAGTGAATTGTATTCCACTGAAAACACGCTCGGCGGCGTCAGTGACGAGATGAAGGACGTTTCCAAAAATGCGAACAGCATGGGGGACGAGGTGGAAAACAGCGGCAAGCAAGCAGACGATTCCGAGGCAAGTTTCCAAAAGTTGGGCGCAACCCTGAAAACTGTCGGCGCCGCCATGACCGCCGCTGTTGCTGCCATCGGCGCCGCCGCAGTCACGGCGGGCAAAAAGCTGTGGGATATGTCCAATGAGGTCGCGCAGGCGGGCGACGAAATCGACAAAGAAAGCCAAAAGTTGGGGCTGTCTGCCGAGAGCTATCAAAAGCTGAGCTATGCCATGGAGCGCAGCGGAGCGGATGTTGAGGATTTCAAAAAGGGAACCGTCAATATTTCCAAGGCACTGGCAGACGTTCAAAACAACGTGGACGGCGCAGGGGCTACGTTCGGCAAGCTCGGCGTTGCCCTGAAAAACTCGGACGGCTCCATGCGCTCAACGGAACAGGTATTGCTCGACAGCATAGACGCGCTGGCAAACATGAAGGACGAAACGCAGAGGAATGCGCTGGCTAATTCGATATTTGGCAAAAGTTACACCGAACTAGCACCGCTGCTGAACACAGGCGCAGACGGCATCCAAGCGCTGATGAAAGAGGCGGAAAACTACGGCATGGTCATGTCTGATGACGCCGTTGCCGCCTCGGCAGCGTTTGAGGACAGCCTGACAAAGCTCAAGGGCACAGTCAGTGGTGTGAAAAACAACATGGTCGGCGAACTGCTGCCGGGTATCACGCAGATAACCGACGGCTTGTCCAACCTTGTGGCAGGTAACCGCGGCGCAGGCAAGGAAATCGAGAACGGCGTCAAAAGCGTTATTGAAACTATCAGCGGCATGATTCCGCAAGTAACGCAGTTATTGACCTCCGTCGCTTCTGCCGTGCTGCAGGGAGCGCCGTCCATCGTAAACGCATTGATTGACGGTATCACGCAGGCGCTGCCCGAATTGACGCCCGTAGTTGTGAATGCGGTTAAATCCATAGGTCAAACCATTATCGACAATGCGCCCACCATATTGAAATCTGTTTTGGATATGGTGAAATCGTTGATTACGTCCATCATCCCGGAACTGCCCAACCTGATGACTTCGCTCGCTGAGGGACTTGTAGAGATTTTCAGCGAGATTTTTAGTGCGGATAATCTGGAGGATTTTACGACCATTCTGCTGGACCTGATACAAAACCTCGTTGACGGCTTGCAGGACGCGTTGCCGATTTTGATAGACGGCGTTTTTAACCTCATTTCGGGGCTCGTCGAGGCTCTGCCCGACATCTTCACCCAGATTTTGGACGCGCTTCCTACTTTGATCGACTCCATCAGCTCGATGATTCAGGAAAATTTGCCGAAAATTATTGAGGGCGTGATCAGTCTGAACAGCGGGCTCGCTGAGGCGCTGCCGACATTGTTAGACAGCTTGATTGCCAAGCTGCCCGAGATCATTACGTCGCTGGTAGATTTGATTGTTGACAATCTGCCGATTTTAATAGATGGCGTTATTAAACTTGTCGAGGGTCTTGTCAATAGTATGGACACAATCATGATGGCTTTGCTTGAAAAAGCCCCTGACATTATCGGTTCTATTATCGACGCGTTGATGGACAATCTGCCCAAGCTGATCGAGGGCGCCATAAATCTGGTAGTGGAACTGGCGAAACACATTCCGGAAATAATTTGGGGGTTTATCCAAAAAATACCCGATATTATCACGTCGATTATTAATGCGTTCGGCGGAATTTTTGAAAAAATGAAGGAAATCGGCGGCAATATGCTGAAAGGTCTGTGGGAAGGTATTCAGAACGTCGGAAAATGGCTGTGGGAGAAAATCAGCGGCTTTTTCGGCGGTATTGTCGACGGTATCAAAAACTTTTTCGGTATTCATTCGCCGTCTACCTTATTCCGCGATGAGATCGGCAAAAACTTGGCGCTCGGCTTAGGCGACGGCTTTGACCGCGAAATGAAAACCGTCGCCAAGGACATGGAAAACGCCATCCCGACCGATTTTGACGCGCAGATTCAGGCAACTGCAGACTTTGCGGCAAACGGTTCAGCACTGACTTCAGCTGTCGCGAACAATGCACAGTATAATCAGACGTTTAATGTCACCGTGTCGGTCGGCAGTATCAGTGACCAATACGACGTCAACGATTTGGCAACGCTGCTGTCGGAACGTTTGGCGGACGAGGTGAGAACAAAGGAGGGTGTTTATGCGTGATTTTACTTATAACGGGGTGACTTTGTCATCGTTCGGCGGGCGCATATTGCAAAAACCCTCCCACACCGTTGCCAGGCGCAACATAGACCGCGTGAAGATTTACGGGCAGAGCGGTGATGAAATCATCGACAATGAATCCTATGATAATGTCGATTTTTCATTAAAAGTCTGTTTTTTGCCCCATCTCACGGCATACAGTGCGCAGGAGCTGTCGCAGCGGGTGATCAACTGGCTGGCGCCGCTGCAAAATTCCTATTATGTTTACCGCGACACCTATAATCCTGGTTATTTCACAAAAGCGGTACTGACCAATTTCGACGAGGTAGTCCGCGAACTGCTGACGCTGCTCACCGCGACGCTGAAATTTACACGGGTACCGTTTTGGTACGCGGATAGCGGCAGTACATCCGTTACGTTCACCGACCAGGGATATTTTGTTAACCCCGAAATTTATCCCTCCGAGCCTATTTTTGATTTGGTTTATACAGGTGATTTGATAGATATAACCCTGCGTTTATTGGTAGGCGATAAAGCCATTGACGTCCCGATGGGTTCCTCGGCGTCACTCAGCCACCAAATTCTGGACGGCGTTGCTAAACAGCATTATCACGTTGATAACGGGACAAAAAAATACATCAGCGACTTATTGCCGCCTGATTTACAGCCCGGCAGCAATATTATTTCTCTGAGCCACTCTGCCGTTACCTGCACGCTGACCCCGAATTGGAGGCGATTGTAATGCTGCCGTTATTGTATAACAGCCTGTTTCGCACCCCTTCCCCCTCGCAAATGAAATATCTCGGCAGGCTGACAAAATGCGGCAAATGTACCGTGTCAGAACGGATTAACAGCGATTATCAATTGTCACTGGTGATTGCACCGACCGATGAGCTGATAAACGAAGTAAAAGACCAGCGCTTTATCCTCGCCAAGCCGAGCCCTTTTGATGACCCGCAGTATTTTGAAATTTACAATTGCGTGTACGACCAAGTCGGGCAGCTTGCCGTCACGGCGCGACATATTAAACACTGCGCATACAACAATCTGATCACAAAAAATATATCCGACACGCAGCCGCAGGCGGTTTATCCGCAGAACCATTGGAATGAATGCGTCGCAAATCTGTCGTTCAACAATTATTTTACATTCGACACTAATATTCTGACTTCCGCTGTTATGTCGGTGGGAATCACAAAAATGGACACGCTCGGCGTGATGTTGGAAGAAATGGCAACGGCGTTCGGCGGCGAATATCACTATGACAATTTTAATATTCATTTTTTGCAGCGCAGGGGCAGCAGAAAAAATTACACCCTGCGTTGGAACAAAAACGTCGGGTCTCCTAAACTGACGTTATCGGGCGCGACGGTTTATTCACATATCGTGATGTATGGCAATATTTCCGTTAACGTCAGCGGCGGTAAAACAGTTATGCGCGTGTGCAGTGATGCGCAGCCTATCCCCAGGGCCTATCAGACCACGCCTATCAATAAAATTCTGATAATCGACGCGTCGAATCAGCTGCCAACAACCGAAATCCCTTATACTCAAATCAGTGACGTTAAATCCAATTTGAACGTACTGGCAGTGAATTATGCCACCAATATCGCCCCCACTGCTGTGCAAACCGCCCCGAGCACAAACCTGACCGTCAATTTTCGCCCTGCGCTCGACGAGATGGCCGCGATTGGTTTAGGTGACACGGTGGATGTTATGCTCAAAGGTGGCAGAACCGTCGAAGCCAAAATAATGAAAACGGTTTACAATGTCCTGTCTGAACGGTGGGAGTCCATCGAGCTTGGGCAGGAACTGCTGAAGTTGTCCGACTACATAGCAAAAACGAGGTGATCACATGGAAACAAAGCCCATTCAGTTTTTATATAATATCAACCGCATGGAGGCGGTCAACCTGATCGCAACCATCCATATTGACGACTACGACACCCGTTTTCTGGAAATCGTGCCGATCGACGACAAAACGCCGCTGGTAATTCAGGGCGCAACCGTCACGGCACGATTTGTCACGCGCAAAAATTCCCTGCTGTCTGATAACGTGGTGTGCACCGTCACCGACAAAAACACGATTATCATCCCGATCGACGCGGCGGCAGTTCACTCCGTCGCCTGTGATGTCAAAATCGAAATCAATATCGTAAACGGCACCGACGTGCTGACGCTGCCGTTTCCACTGTGGGTACGCGTTCGCGGGTCCATTTTAGGCAATGCGCACGTTTCGCCTGATTCTGAGGGCACCATCCCCGAGCTGCTGAAAGAGGTAGAGGAAGAACTGAAACGCGTGCAGGGGTTCATCACCGACGATGACGTTTATGAAATCATGGACGGGGTATTTCAGGGAAACAGCACCATTTCACCGCAATTTTTGATTGACAGCACCGTCGACCAGCAGTATAACCCATTCGGACATTTGATGGTTTATTATGTGGATAGCAACGACGTGCGGCACAATCTGTATGATTTTTACACGACGTTTGTCAACATGTTAAAATATCGGGTTGTCAATTCTCCCGACGATGCAACACAAATCGGCGTACTGTACAAAACAGATATTTCGGTTGACCACGACTCGCAGACGGGTTATGTGTGGTGTTACGAAAATGTGTCACAGTTTACACAGTTTGCCTACCTGATGAACGGTCGTATTGCATGGCGCACAAAGGACAAACAGACGGCATGGCAGCCTGCATCAGACTGGGGGGCGTGGCGCGAAATCGGCGGCAACTACACCGAACTGACGAACAAACCGACAATCAACGGAATCACAGTGGAGGGCGCAAAGGTCGCCAATACCGGTCCTGTCGGTTCCGCAGGGCTGGATTTACTGTACTGCGGCAAATCGCTGACAAGTGAATCGCAAACATCGTTCCGGTTGCAGCGAGGTATGCATGAAATTTATCACAGCGAAAACGATATGGTCGTGGGCGACGGCGTTATTCTCAACCTGCTGACAGGCAGCGGCACATTCCCATATGACAGCAATACATACATGGACGGTTTTACGGGATTTCAATTCAAATTTCCGCCTGTTCGTCACAAAAACAGTCCGCCAAAGCCTTTATACAGGGTTTTGGAGATAGAGGAATCTGCCGTCGGATTTTCCGACTGGCATGAAATAAATCTGGAACAGCCGGTCATTGTCTCCGCTGCCGTCAATAACAACGGTACCATCACATTCACATTGTCGGACGGTTCTGCCATTACCACAACGGGCACAAGCGTTATCGGGCCGCAAGGTCCCGCAGGAGCCAACGGGCAGGACTACAACCTGACCGCGCAGGACAAATCCGACATCGCGGCGCTGGTTCTGGCGCAGCTGCCTACGACACAGGGGGTGCAGTATGGCAATTAGGATAATTGACGACGCTAAATTGCAGAACATTGCCGTGGCGATTCAAGCAAAGGATAACGGCGGTCAGATGACAGTTGATGAAATGCCGGGGCGGATTGAGGATATATCATCCGATTATGTTTTGCTAAAGAGTGTTACATTAGACAGCGCCGTCTCGGAGATAAAAATTGATATTGACACAACAAATTATCAATCATTTATTATTGTCCCGGAAATTTTCATCCGCGGCATTGAGTGGGTTTATCTATTTTTGGAAACCGAGTCTGAAGAAATTGTGAATCTTAATTTTTACAGTCCCCAAATTAACACTAACAACGGTTTCTGGTCTTATAACCTAAATAAAGACTCACTTTTTTTAATATTTGATTTTTTTAATTTTGGTGTTTTTTCTTCCGGTATAGGAACTAATGACGGTGTTACAGCAGCACCCCTCAAAAGCAAATCATATAAATCAATCATTTTACGACTATATAATCAAACATCGCTGTTTCGCGCAGGTTCATATAAATTATTTGGAAAGATGAGTAAATTAAATGTTGATTAATGATAATGGAACTACCCGAGAAATGACAGAAAAAGAAGAAGAAGGATATAAAGCGCCAAAAACAAAACCGAATGTATATGTTGAACAAAAGGCGGAAGCCTTCGACTATCTGACCGGAAGGAGTGTCGCCGATGATTAATCCATATATGAAAGAAGCCGAAGAAATCCGCAAGGCTATTGATACCTTTGCTGAAAATCAGACGGACGAAACGCTTATTGACAACAAGGCGGCGTTTGAGTGGTGGCGCCCGGGGATCGCCGCCGAAAAAGACAAAATCTATCGTTTTGGTGATGATCTTTACCGCTGCATCCAGCCGCACACAACGCAGGACGACTGGACGCCCGGCGTCACGCCTGCGCTGTTTGTCAAAATCAGTCCGGAGGAGTTTCCACAGTGGGTACAGCCTACAGGTGCGCACGATGCCTATAACAAGGGTGATAAAGTGTCCGACGAAGGTAAACACTGGATTTCTGAAATGGATGGAAACATCTGGAAACCCAGAACAGTTGCAGGGGCGTGGAGCGAGATTGAATAAGCGAGGAACGCAAACATGAAAGATTTTGTACAAATTTTATTTGCTGGAGCAATAGGCGCTCTGGCGGCGTATTTTAACATTTTAGCCGTGCCGCTTGTGGTGCTGGTCGCGGTCATGCTGATCGATTATGTGACCGGTATGGCGGCGGCAAGCTACACCAAACAGCTCAACAGTCGAATCGGTCTGATCGGCATTATCAAAAAAATATGTTACATTGCGCTCGTAGTAGTCGGCGGTGTGATCGACTATTTGATCAGTTCTGCGTTGGTATCAATCGGGGTTCACCTGCAAATCAACTACTGTTTTGGCATGATCATCACGATCTGGCTGATCATCAACGAGCTGATTTCGATATTGGAAAACCTCGGCGAGTTAAATATTCCGCTGCCGCGGTTTCTCGTCGATGTGGTCAAGAGCATGAAAGACAAGGTGGAGAGCAAGGCGGACGGCAAGCATTACAGGGACGGGGAGGAATAAGCATGAACGTAAAAGACAAAAAGGGCGTGGACGTTTCCTCCAACAACGGCAAGGTCGATTTCGGGAAAATCAAGGCGGCGGGTTATGATTTCGTCATGATCCGCTGCGGCTTCGGTGAAAACATTCCCGAACAGGATGACACCTTCTGGGAGGAAAACGTCCGCAAAGCCGAGGCGGCGGGTATGCCTTGGGGCGCATACTTCTATTCTTATGCCTGCAGCGAGGCAAGCGCCAAGAGTGAACTCGAACACGCACTCCGTCTGCTCAAGGGCAAGAAGCCCACACTTCCTGTTGCATTCGACATGGAGGACGCGGACGGCTACCATCAGCGGCACGGCGGCTGGAATTATCAGAACGTTGACCGCGTGTGCCGCATATTCCTCGAAGGTATCAGCAAGGCGGGCTATTTCCCCATGCTCTACACGGGCTTTGAGGAGATAGAAAACTACATCTCGCAGGAGGTCGTCAAAAAATATGACATGTGGTTCGCGCACTGGGCGCACTCCTGTGGCTATACGGGCGACAACCTCGGCATGTGGCAGTACGGCGGCGAAACGAATGTGATCGAGTCCAACAGTATTGACGGCGTCGGCGTGATCGACAAGAACCGCTGCTACAGGGATTATCCGACCGTCATCAAGGCAGGCGGCTTCAACGGCTGGGACGGCGAAAGCAAGCCGGCTCCCGATGGTCTGACAGCGGCGCAGGCGATGAGCGGCGCGCGGAATCTCGTCGGCAAGGATGAGAACCCCGATCACTGCGACATCATGGCATGGTACGGCGGCTTTGATACCGACGTCAACGCCGTAGCCTGCTGCTGTGCGGGCATTTTCTACCTGTTCCACAAGCTGGGGGCGCTCGATCTGATCCCCGGCGGCAAGGTCGCGGACTGCGGCTCCCTCGCGTATAACTTCCACAAGGCGGGGCAGCTGCACAAGCCGTCCGAGGTACGCCCGGGCGACCTCGTGATTTTCTCATGGAGCGGCAACACGACCTCGGTTTATCCGCTGAACACCTTCGGCTACAAAACCTTTGACCATGTGGAGATGGTGCTGAAGGTGTTCGACGATACGATCCTGAGCGTCGGCGCGAACAACGGCGGCATTGAGTGCGACGATTTTCAGATCAAGACGCGCAGCCGCTCGGATATTTCCGCCTGCTGCCGCCCGCAATACGCCGACGGCGACGCGGAGGAAGTTGCGACGGTGACGGAGGCTGTCTACGGCGACGCGGATGTGTACGCGGTGCAGCGCTGGCTGAATGAAGAATACGCCCTCGACATCTACATCGACGGCGTGTACGGCAATCAGACGAAGGGAGCGCTGACAAAGGCGCTGCAAACGGAGCTGAACCGTCAGAGCAGCGCGGGCTTGGCGGTGGACGGCATTTACGGTCCCAAGACGGCAGCGGCAGTGATCAGCCTTCGCCGCGGTTCGCAGGGTGACCTCGTGCAGATTTTGCAGGGCTTGCTGATCGGCAACGGCTACGACACAGGCGGCTTTGACGGCATTTTCGGTTACATGACCGAAGCGACGGTAATGACCTATCAAGCCAAAGAGGGTTTGACGGTAGACGGCATAGCCGGCAAGGCGACGTTTGAGAGGTTGTGTAATGGTTGATCTGAAACAGGGCGATTGCCTTGAATTGATGAAAAGCCTACCCGATAAGTCGGTTGATATGATACTTTGTGATTTACCGTATGGAACAACAGCTTGCAAATGGGATTCGATTATTCCGTTTGATGCTTTATGGGCGGCATACAAACGCATCATCAAGGATAATGGTGCAATAGCGTTGTTTGGTTCTGAACCATTTTCAACTTTGTTGAGGTCAAGCAACTTGTCAATGTTCAGGTATGACTGGATATGGGAAAAGGAACAAGGTGCAAATTTCATGTTGTGCAAATATCAGCCCTACAAAGTGCATGAAATCATTTCTGTATTCAGCAAGAAAAGGCATAAATATCATCCACAAATGACAAGGGGAAAACCTTATATCTCAGGAAAAGGGACAAGCGGTGAAATCACAAATAATGTCACAAAAGTTCAAACTAAAAATTCAGGTACAAGATACCCAAGAAGTATTCAAAGATTCAATACAGATAAAACAAAGGGGTCTTATCATCCCACACAGAAACCTGTTGCATTGTGTGAATATCTGATAAAAACCTACACCAACGTGGGCGAAACCGTGCTCGATAACTGTATGGGTTCAGGCTCAACGGGCGTGGCGTGCGTAAACACCAACCGAAATTTTATCGGTATGGAACTCGACGAAAAATATTTTGAAATCGCAAAAGTCCGAATTGAAAAGGCGCGAGAAGGCTGAACGCGAGAAGGCTGAACGCTTCCCGTTATCGCAAAGAGAACGGGATATTATTGCAAATTTGCAGGGGAATTGTAAATAAAAGCAGCAAAACCGCCCGCTAATGCTAAAAAAACCGCGATTTTGGGTTTTTAACACACGGATAACGCACAAAAATGCGGTTTAACGTTCACAGATGGGTGTTAAAAAATCATAAATTTGCCTGTTATAAATTTTCTTGGCGGAAAGACAGGGTGATTATCATGGTTTAATTATTCGCGCCTAGGTACACGCGGAGCATATAACAACAGACACCAAGGCACTCCTACGTGCAATGGCGTGAGATTTATAATAACACTATTATTACGAAAAACGCCCCGAGGAATCAACCTCGGGGCTTGTTTTTTTATTTTTTGCGCCAGTCAACGTACTTGCCTGACTTCACGCGCTTGTCGCTGTTCGATACGCTCTCGTCGATGAACCAGTCGCGCCCCATCTTTTTCGCGGGGATTGCTCCTCTCGCTGCCTTCTGGCGGGCAGTCGCGGGGGTTATCCCCTCGCGCTCCGCCCATTGTTTTAACGGTATCAGCATGGTTACCCCTCCTGTCATTCATAATAAATCCTCCTGCCGGGGATTGACCGCCCCGGCACGGTGTAAGAGGTAATTATTTCACAGCCTTTTCCAGGCCGCTTCTGGTTCTGATTCTGGTCTTGACAGCCCAGTCCATCGGGATGATCAGCAGTTCGTCGTCGCCGCCGGTCTGAGGAAGGGCGAAACCTTTGATTTTATAAACGCCCCTTGCCTTGATATGCTCGTCGGAAGATCCAAAGAAAACAGATTTCAGGCTGTGGAGCCACTTGGTTGTTACAACAGAAATTCCTTCTTCGTATTTGTCGTCCGCGAAGTTGAAGCTGTTTCTGTAATAGTTGTCACCGTCGCTGATAGGACAGCCAATCCGATAATATTCCTTGATTTCGGGCTCGAAATCGGGGTACTGATAGCCTAATTCAATGAACGGGATCACACTCAGCGGATAATCAGCCGCCCAGTACAGGAACGAATCTTTGTCCATTTCTCTTTTTGTGGCGCCGAGAGCGATATATTTTTTGATGGTCTCGATACTATACTGATTAAACTTCGTCATGATGATAACCTCCGTTTTAAATGCGTTTCGTTTATCTTTATCTTACAAGTATATTATACTACTTTTGAGCAGTAATGTCAATAGTTTTTGAAAATATTTTTGAAAATTTAAAAATATTTTTCACCTGCGAAAATCATCATTTTGATTTTTGCCACGTGGCACGGGATTTTTGAAAAAGCATGAAAATTAATTATCATGTGTGAAAAATTAGCGACCAAACGCAGCCACTAAAAACACGAAAAAAGCCACTGTTTATGGGAAAACTGGCTTATTTCCTCAAAACAGTGACTTTGCTGATTTGGTCGAGGTGACAAGATTCGAACTTTTCATTTTTCGTCGGTTTTTCGGCTTAGGCAAGCCATTTTAAAACTTCCGTGGCACAAACGTGGCAATAACTTTAAAGTTTGCGCACATGAAGATTATTTTGCACGGCTGAAAAATTCCTTTGTTATTATGTCGACGATCTGATTATTAAATTCGGGCACCTTGTCGCGCATGGTGTGAGCATAGACGTTATGCAAAATCTGTATGGATGACCAGCCGCCCGTTGCCATAATGTAATGGTCGGGCAGCCCCTTCGCGTGCATCAGTGACGCCCAATAGTGCCGGAACGCGTGAAAACGAAAATCAACGCCGATTTTGTCCTTGAGCCGTTGCCAGCGGTTTTCGATCTGATCGGGGTTATATATATATCTATATTCTTTCGCCTCTCTGATTACGTCGGGCGGTAATGGGCAAAAGCGATAACCCGCCGTCGTTTTCGGCTGTTTGATCACCCACTCATTGTTGTCGTTCTTGACCATCGCCTTTTTGACGTGGACGCCGAAGTCGGTGAAATCATCGGGGGTCAACGCACATATTTCCGACCGCCTCAGGCTGCCGTTGCTTGCCAGCAGGATCGGGACGCGCAAAGCCAGTGACGCGTGCTCCAGCGCCCTGATCACCTCGTCGGTGGTTGGAACATAAATCTCGGTCTTCTTCTTTTTCGGGAAATCCGTGTTCAAATGAATGCTCGGCGCATACATCTTCAGAACTTTGTGCAGCCTGCCGTGCGTATCTCTGACAGTTTTCGGGGAATGCGTCGCTGCCTCCTCGTTGATCGCCGCCTGTACAAGCTCAGGCGTGATGTTTTTGAGTTTCATCGGCATCAGACTCGGCAGCTCGCGCTTGCTGGCGTTCGTGTACTCTCTCACCGTCGACGGTGACCACTCATTTCGGTGGCTGTCTATATATCGCTTATAAGCCTCCCTGAGCGTCAAATCTGGATAGGGTATGTTTACCCGTCCGCCCGACGGAACGTGCATTCTGGCGGCTAGCTGCGCCTCTGTCTTGGTGTCTGCGGTAAATGATACATAGTGACGTTTGCCGTCTGCGTCA